AACCTTTGCAATTTGTAATGTTAAATTATAAAACTAGTGAAAAATACGGAATTCAAAAATTTAACATTCTAGATGACACTTTAAAAAAGTTATTAGAATTATATCTAAATGAATCGAAAAGACAGCCAGGACAATTTCTGTTCGTTATGTCTAATGGTAATGAATTTAAACCTTCTAATTTCTCTAACCTCATAGAACAATGCATGCAAAAAGTACTCGGGAAGCCGATTAACATAGATTTAATCCGCAAGATACATATAACTGAATTTATGCGTAGTTCTTTAAAGAGTGAGAATGAAAAAGAAAAGTTCGCTCGCCGAATGCTGAATTCCGCTAATGTCCAGCGTGAATATGTTAAGGTAAATCTTTTTGATAACTACAATGAAAAAAATAAAGATGAATAAAACAACTTAAAGAGATAACATTAATAAACATTAATAAACATTAAAAAATGGATTATAAAAACGGGAAAATTTACAAACTTACAAGTGATAGCACCAATAAGATATATATTGGTAGCACTTGCCAATTACTTTGTCAGCGTATGAATGAACATCGAATCCAGTATAAAAGATTTCAAAATGGTAAGTGTTATAAAACTACTAGTTATGAACTAATTGCCCTAGGCGATGCAATAATAACATTAATTGAGGATTACCCTTGCGAACGTAAGGAACAATTACACGCTAGAGAACGTTATCATATAGAGTTAAATAAAGATATATGCGTTAATAAATGTATTCCTACTAGAACGGATAAAGAATATAGGGAAGCAAATAAAGAGCATCTATCACAAATAAGCAAAGAATATTATAAAACTAACAAAGAACAAATAAATCAATGTAGAAATAAAAAAATAATTTGTCAATGTGGAGGAAGATATTCATTAAGTAATAAATTACCGCACGAACGAACTAAAAAGCATCTAGCCTATATGCAATCGCATTCTTCTTAATACTTTTTTACATTTTTTCTTGGTTATTATTAATAAGATGATTGATAAAATATTTTTTATTGGTTGTGGGGCTGTAGGTTATTGCCTTCTAGAGATATTTAAAAAAGAAAAAGCATTTTATAATTGCTTTATAACTATTATTGAACCAAAGGATATAGAAGATATAGAGTATGTAATGCAAAATAAAAATTACAAACATATAAAAAAAGGTATGTCTAGAAACAATTATAAAAAATTATTATCTAATCTGGATAATAAATCATATATAATTAATGTGAGTGTGAATGTCGATTCTATAATGCTTCTAGAATATGCCAAACAATGCCAATCTTTTTATATAGACACATCATTAGAACAGTATCAAGACTTTGTCAAATTACCAATTGATAAGATAACCAAATACGAACAATTTAAACAAAATAATTTATACCATCAAAATTTACAGGCTGAAAAATTACTAAAAGATAGTAGAAAAACAAGAATTGTATCTGGGGGTATGAATCCTGGTTTTATAAATGAGTATGCAAAGAAAGCATTAAAAGAATATGCAAAATTAAAAGGTAAAAGACTTATAAAAGGTAATTATGCTAAATTAGGTTATGAACTAGGATTAACAGAAATACAAGTAGTAGAATATGATAGCCAAAAATTAAAAATACATTCTACACCTAATAAATTTGTTTCAACGTGGAGTGCCATAGGTTTTCAAGAAGAAGCAAGCGACCTTATAATGTTATCATTAAACAATGATGATATTGAAAGTATGGAGCAAGCGGGCTATAATCTTATTAAACCTACAGAAGGTGATAAAGACACACATATTCGTTTTATTGCTGAACGTGGTATGAATATGACCCGCCAATCTATCGCAATAGATGATAAGGGAAAACCATTTAAATATACTGGTTATTTGATACCACATGCAGAAATTATAACAATGAGTGAGTTTTTCCAATACAAAGGCAATGCCCCATCAATAATGTATATATATCGTCCTTGTGATGAAGGTATTAATGGATTGAATTATTTTAGAAAAAATAATTATAACATTCTAAAAGAAGAATATGTGGTGAGAAATAAAGATATTGTCTCTGGATGGGATAGTATTGGGGCTTTATTATACTTTAAAAATGGTGATAAATATATTGGTGCTACTATCTGTGGTAAAAAAGACGCCGATAAACTAGATTTTAAAAGTGGGGCAACTACTATGCAAGTAGGTGGCTTTATGTATGGTGCCATTAAATGGGCGTTGCTGAATCCAAATAAGGGATTGAATAATGCTGAGACCATTCCACACAAATTTATATTTAAACACGGTTCTAGATACATGGGTAAAAGTATTTTTAAATTGATTAATTAAGTAATTACGACTTTTTAGAATATCTTTTAATGGATTTATATATTTTATTATGTCTTTATTAACGATTTTTTAGAATATATATGATTTTATAGCATTATATAAATTTATATAATTAAGTTTCTCAGTAGATATTCTACAAAATCGTATATAATGTCATAATAAAATATACTTAAATCAAATAGTATATATTAAAATGACATATTCCAGATAGAAACTGATAATTAAATGTATTCTAGATAGATAAAATATTACATATTTAATAATAATGGATGCAATAGCGATTGCAGGTATCGTAAGCGGAGTAAGTGGCATATTAATTGCGATTTATACGCATGTCAAACATAGTTCGTGTTTTGGCATAACCATCGACACATATAGTCCAAATGAATTAGCCCAACAACCACAATCCCAAATAGTTATTAATACACCACCAAATACACCAGAATTAAAACATTCAAATGAATCAAGTATATAAATTAGTTTTGAATAAAACAACTTAAAGGATACTGAACTATACTATTTAATACTGAAATGGATTATAAGAATGGTAGAATTTACAAAATTACAAGCAATAGCACTGATAAAATATATATCGGTAGTACTTGTCAACCATTATCAAAGCGAATGACTACTCATAGAAATGATTATAAAAAATTTATAAATGGTAAGTGTGGCAAAATTACTAGTTTTGAACTAATTAAACTAGGCGATGCAATAATAACATTAATTGAAGATTTTCCGTGTGAAAGAAAAGAACAATTACACGCTAGAGAACGATATTATATTGAGTTAAACAAAGATATATGTGTTAATAAAATAAGACCAACTATAACACAAGAAGAACGAAAAGATTATAAAAACAAATGGTATGAATCAAATAAAGAAGAAATAGCAGAACAGCATAAAATATTTCGTCAGGAAAACAAAGACTTGATGGCGGAAAGAAATAAAGTATATTATCAAAATAATAAAGAAAAAATAGCAAAATATAAAAAGCAAACAATAACGTGCATATGTGGTGCTGTATGTACAATATTGCATAAAACAAGACACGAAAAAACAAATAAGCATCTAGCCTTTATTCAATCACAATCTTAATTATTTTTTTCTTTTTTCTTTGTTATTTATAAATACAAAATGCCTTTTCAGGTAGTTAAGAGCGATAAGCCCAGAGGGTGGTATGTTGTGAATAGTGAAACAAAAAAGAAGTATTCAACTAAACCATTTAAGACCAAACGGCAGGCAATGGAGCAAATGAAAGCATTATATGCTAATGTTGAAGACATACAGGGCGCCGGAATAGGAGACTTTCTTAAAAAAGGTATTAGTGCTGTAAAATCACGGTTAAAAGCATTCAAAGGAATTAGATTGGATTATAGTCCATCGATAAGACAATTTTTACAATCAAATGGTGAGAGTATAATTACAGGACTGACGATTTATAGAGCACCAGTAGAAAAGTATGTCAAGACACTAGCAAACATAGTTAGCCTAGGTAAATTTAAAGAATTACTAAATAAAAGTTATGATGAGGTTTACCATTTATTTCTTAAAATTGAGTTGAATAAATCGGGAACCAGTTTTAGCATTATTATTGAAAAGAATGCAGTAATTGGTATTAAACCATTTAGCCCTAATGATGTGGTTAATGCTCAATCATATGTAATAAAAGATATACCACCAAATTTATCATTAAATGCATTTCTAAACAAAGCACAAGCAAGTACCAGCCCAGAAGTATATTTTAAATATGATGCATTATCTACCAATTGCCAAGAATATATACTGCGTTTGCTAGAATCAAATGGATTAATTGTAAGTAATCCAGATGCAAAAAAATTTATTTATCAAGATATGGGGACATTAAAAGCACAATTACCATCATTTAGCCAAAAAATAATGAAGGGAATAACAGATTTAGCGGGCGTAGCAGACGTAGCAATTCACGGTTTTGGATTACTTAATAAACCGGATATTGGTTTTTGATTATGATTATTTTTTATTTATTTTATTTCTATGTAATTAATAATAAATTAGATTTTATAATAAATTGTATTCTAGAATGGAAAATTTAACCAAGGCACAATTAATTAATGCTATTACTAATTTTTTAGATGCATTAATGGGACAACGCCCACAAGCAGTAGAAGTTCCACCAGCATATGAACCAGTACGTAGGCAAGCAATGGAA